TTATTTTTCTTCTTTTTCTTTGTTGTTATTATAACATTGCTATTATCAACGATAACTTTAGTTTCGTTGTCCATCACCTTTTGACGGCCATCGGAGAAGGCAAACAACGTAAACCCGTTGTTCATGTCATAGGTGCTTACCCCTTGATCAACAGCAATCAAAGAGAAAACAGGCAGCCCCCCGGTTTGACCAGAACCGGCTCCCATAAAGGGCCTGCCCCCTTCTTCTGGAGGCGTTGCAGACTCACCTATGGCAATACCGGCAGCAACCTCTCCACCGGGGCGTTCTGATGTACCGTCTCCGACAGATGTCCTGTTAGCTAACAACGTAGTACGGAAGTCAGCGTTTCTACTTTGTTCGGCTACCAGCGTTTCTTCAATAACGTCATCTGAGATTCCTGCCGCCCTCATTCGATCTACGATGTTCTGTAGACCCTCTAATTCAGCAGAAAGCCAAATCTGTGTTGTTCCGGGCTGTAAAGCATTCCTGAACCGCTCATAACGATCTCCCAAGGTGGGAGCCGACACATCAATTACAACAAGACCAGAACCTGCCAGTTCTCCGATACTCGTTCCTACACCAGACCCCGGATACAAAATTTCTTCATTGGACGAAACAGGTTCTTGCCTTGTAATAACAGGCGAACTCTCTGTAGGGACCGATTCAATGGTAGGAGGAGCAAATTGCCCCTGCGGTACGGTAACGGGGAACTCGTATACCGGCCTTGGGAACCCTTGATAACCCATCGCTTCCGGGTCTGTCGGGAAGGATAGGTTCTCTCTGACTATTGCGGGACCAACGTCTCCTGCGGGAGATACCTGCGTTGGCCCCAAGAACGAAGAGTAAGTCGGCTGAATAACGTCTGCCGGAGCAGTAGGCAATCCTCCTGTGACTTGACCAAAGTCCTCTGGTTGAGCAGCAGGTGTTCCTCCGGTGAACTCATCTGCACCTACCGGAGCTAAAGGAGTAGGTTTTTTGATAGCAGCAGTCAGTTCATTGTTGGTGTTACTGATTGCCGCATTGATCAGTTCTTGATTTAAAGGCTTCCCAGTTAACTGAGAAGACAACGTAGTAACAATCAGACTTTTCTGTCCCGGCGTCAACTCTGGGAACTTCTTCCCGTCAACTTCTACCTTGTTGGCACCGTAAGTAATCGCACCTTGCAAAGCAGCATTTGACAGCTTTGCTGACAAGTCCCCTTCAGTATTCAGAGCAGCGTTAATAGAGTCCGCTACAGCAGATTTGATCTTCGGGTCTTTGATCTCATCAAAACCGGGGACTTGAGCAGAAGCAAGATTGAACAAACCTCCTACAGCGGCGTTTCCAATCGCTTTCTCTACATCCTCTCCCATGACAGCAGCACGAGCACCCGCTGACCCAATGTTAGCTAGAAAGTTCTGCCCAGCAGAAGACTCAAAGATTCCAGAGGCTGCACTAGCAAGCTCATTAGCTACTACAGCGCCTACTCCTGTTCCAATAGCAGATACCAACCCCTTCTTAATATCTCCTGTTAACGCGCTCGTTAATACGAAAGACCCAATACCTGCCGCTACTGACGCAGGAACAGTAACTCCTGCCGCGCCAGCGACAAAGTTTCCAATTGCCGCTCCCATTCCGGGGATAGCCAGAGAAGCAATTGCTACAAACGGAGCTAGGTCTTTCAGTTCAAAGTCACTAGACGACAGTGCTGACGAGTAAAAGACCGGCAATCCTTGACTCGTAAACTGCATCTTGTACGCAGTATTCCCGTCTCCTGCGTATGTGCCACTCCATATATATCCATCTGAAGCGGCATCTCCTGTGTCTGCATACTGATGCTGCGAGTTTGCAGATGACAAGGGGCTATAAACGCCATACCCAGTATCTTTAGGATCGTTTACTCGCTCTTGAAGTTTTGTTAAGTAGTTGTTCCCATAATACTGTTTGTATTGGTTTAGGCTATCTTCACCAACCACAACAGGAATGGTTCTAACAACATTACCGTTTTCATCAAAGACTTTCTTTGGGACAATCTGATCCATGGACTTGACGCCACGGTTTAATAGATCCGCAGCAAGATGCTTACTGAACGCATCTATACCGCCATAAGCCCCAATTGCCCCGCCTTGGTAATACTTGGATGTATCAAGGTTCTTTCTTTGGCCGCTTATCTGATTCGTAAGATTGTCTAGATAAACCTTTCTATAACTTTTGCCGTTTACGCTTTCAAACGCCTGCGGGATCACTCCGGCTGTATTCAAAAACCATTGCGTATTGACTTGGTTTCCGTTTTTGTCAACCAAGGGTGTCGCAGCAAATTTGTAAAACTGCAACTTGGCCGCTAAGTTTTCTTCATTTGGGAATAGGTCTTTTAACAACCCGTCCCGAGCTGCCCAGTAAGCGTTGTTAAAAATCGGAAGAAATACCTCGTCTTCAATGTCATATACACCGTTGCCGGTCACATCGGTGTAGTTTCTAGGGTTTAAAGAAGCTGGCGCTACAACAGCAGGGCTACCGTATCCTGCTCTCCAATCAGCGTAATCTTCTCTGGTGGGGCCGTATACAACGTCAACCATGTTACGTCCTCGGGTTCACTGCTGACAGAAGAGCAGCAGCCCAATCAAACCAGTCATTGAAGTCATCCGTCTGAGGAATTGCCTCGTTCGCAAAGACATCAATAGCTTTCAGTGCATTACCCCACAGTTTCCAATCCGTCTGTTCTGTAGGTATCTCTAACTGTTGTGCAGAATACTGCTCAACCATTAAAGACGCCCAAGACTCAAACGTATGGAATCTGGGATCGTAAACAAGAGGCGATTGGGTACTAGGCATTAGTAACCCCGGACATCACCAAAGTCAGCATTGAGAATAACTTTACCTAACTGGTAATCCCCACCTGCGACGTTTGATACGAACTTGAGTCTTAGTTCTCGACGTTGCTCTTTCATGTCTATCTTGTTCGTATTCGCATCAAACGTATAAGGACCTGTCGTGGAATCATCACTCTGGGCATACGGTCTACCAGTGATGTATAACTCCATGTCACCTTCTAACAAGAAGTCAGGCTCTACTCTCTCTAACCTGACCCACTTATTCATGCCTTCCATGGCAGGCTGAGAAGGGCCTCCTGCTACCCATCCCAAGTCACTAGTTTCAAAGTAACTCTCAATTGCTGACACATTCTGACCGTCAATCGCATCCGTTCCAATCTCATGCTGGAACATCTGAATACGATTCGGAGGCAGAGAAAACGTCAAAGAGACACTTCCGGTTCCCGTAGCGGCTTGAGACATTTCTATAGCTTGGGCATAGATAGCACTCACAGGGATTGCGAACCCAGCCCCTACCCCGCTGTTCCCAAGGTCTGCATCATCCGCAGATAGCACATCTCCTACCTGATACGCAGCACCCCTGAGAACAATCGAGACAGTGGTTACAGCGCCTCCTGCAACCCCGATATTGGCCGTGGCGTTGGCTCCAGAACCTCCCGTTAAAGGAACGTCTGTATACGACCCATCTACATAGCCAGAACCGCCTGTAATCGCTCCTAGCGTCTTTATGTTGGAACTGGTGATCGCAACAACAGAGGTCCCCGCAGGGATGTTAGAACCCGATATAACCTGCCTCAGAGCTACCTGAGTGTTATAGGTGTCTAGGAACAGAAACTCGGATCCACTGTTCACTGTGAACATGGCCGAAAATACCGCCGTCTCAGGAAGAGTCTCCCAAGATGCCGCTACAGGATACGCAAAGACTTGAGAGAAGTATCCTGCGGATCTACGGGCACCGATGGCTTGTCCTGCGTCATACCAAGTCTGTTCTCGGACGTTATAGATAATAGCGTCCGTACACTCAGTAGCATTCCCTCTTGGGTAGAACCACCAAATCTCCCCAAAACGGGGAACCTTCGTTACCCAAACCTTCTGCCTTTGACTGTAGTTAAGGTTGTCAAAGAACCAGTTTTGGTTCATCGCATTGGGAATCTCTTTGACCGTTCCGTTATATAAAAGGAATCTATCAACCCCGCACCAGTAATAGATGCCGTCGTACTCAATGACACTTTGAGACGACATGATCGAGGACTGACTGGAGATAATGTCATACCTCCAGAACGTAGGAACAGCAAAGTTCGCAGTACCCGGAACACCTAAGTTCGTAGGTGCATAGGAGACCCGTATAAGGCTATCAAGGCTCCAAAAGAGTCCCGAGGGGGAGTTAGATCCACCCCGTACCGGAAGCCCTTGTACGATCTTTCCCGTAGCTACGTTTACAGAGTTCGCATCACTGGATACCCAGTCATTCGTATTCCCTGCGGAACAGTTCCTAATGAGTCCGTTGTTCCCAAATACAAATAAGTAGGGATGTAAAGAAACAACCCCTCCTGAAACAGAGACGTTGTTGTTGAACGTAGCCGTAACAGTCGCTGAAGCCGTAGCGTTGTTGGACATCGTTACCGTCGTTCCAACTACCGAAACTACTGTGGTGCTTGCAGGAATCCCAGCCCCGGTAATCGTCTGACCCGCTCCGATAAGAGGATTGGATACCGCCAGAGTAAGAGTAGGACTCAGGTTTGTAGTCGTTACAGAATCGGTAAAGACTCCAATCTGGGACATACTCGTACCGGTAATGTTCCCAATAAGGACTGGAGTATTGTTATCCGAGTCTATGGCCGTTAGGTTTTGACCGGGATGAGCAACGATAGCTTGATACCCGTTCCCTCCTACGTCATAGATCCCATCAAACTGCCACATATTCAACGGAGAGGCCGTAAAGTTTGCTAGGGTGAACTCACCTATGCCCGCCCCGATTCCGTTGTCATCAATGGTCAGAACTTCCAAACCATCGTTATACCCAGAGAAGATAGAGGTAAAAGCGTTCTGAGCGTTGACCCAGATGCCCCGCGAAGGCCCAAACATCTGATCGGAGATGACTCGATACCCTCGGATCTTACGGGGGCGCCCTCTTTGAAACCTTACCCAACGCCCATCGTTATAGAAGATCTTGTCAAAGACCGTTCCATCCCTTTGGATACCGGGCTTGGTATCTAACGCAAAAACTTTCTGCGTCATGTGAACAACCCACCCGAAATGCCAGTCGTAAAGGTGCCGTTACCAGTAACCTTTATCCCTGTGGCGGTTACTAACAATCTTTGATTGCCAACAATTGAAATACCAAACTCGCCAGCAACAGGTTGATAAATACCTGTATTAGTTTCACTTGCAAAGTTCAAAGCCGGAGCTGCGGCTGTACCATTTGCCAGTGAAACATTAGTTGCCCCCGCTGCAATGGTTGAAGCGTTGTAAAGGTTTACTGAGTCACACAACAAAATGATCTGTTGACCCGCAGGAACAATAGCTACTGCACCACCCGGAACTCCTGTTTGGAAGGTGATCTCATAAACACCACCCCCGTCCGTCTGGTTCGTAATGTAGTAGACCTGAATCGTCTCCGGTAGATTGATAGTGACGCTACCCGTAAGAGTCCCGGTGTACTTCTGTACCACATTGGACGCCTCGCTCGGGCTTAACGTATAGGGGCCGTTTGTTACCGCTTTCGTTAGCTGGGTAAAGTTGAACTGAGTTGATTTCCCCAAACCTACGGTGAACCAAGCAGACCCGGAACTGACAATCATCGCTGAATCAGCAGGCTGCATGATCAAAGACGCAGAACCGTTGATTTGATTTCCCCCCGAGGGGGATACCGTCAAAGTTCCCGTTCCTCCGTTCCTTACTAGGAAGAACCAGTCATCTCCTACAGAAGATGCCGTAGGGAGAGTCAAAGTCCCAGAACCACCCGTCCAGATGTAAGTAGACGCTCGATCCGCATCTACAGCCGTATAGCTAGAAGAGAAGGTGCTAACCGAATAGGCTTGATTAAGCGTCGAAGCAATCGCCTTCAGCCCATATCCCGCTAGAGTCGCTGCATCGGCGTTAGATGTCCCAACACCGAAAGCAATCAGACCCCAAGTCCCTGCCGCTGTCCCGTTAGCAGTGATGTAGACGTACTTCGCTTCACCCGCAGCAATCGTGGTGATCGTTGTGCCAGAGTTGGTTGCCAACGTAAAGGTGTTAGAACCTACGTTCCTTACCAGCGAATCTTCACCGACACTCGCTTGATTCGCAGGAGGCATCCTCAGAGTCAGGCTTCCAGAGGTAGCCGTGACATCCATGATCCTCGCTACATAATCGTCCGTAGCATTCCCGTTTACAGGCCATGCAAGGGTCGTATTGGCAGCTAAGGTGACGCTCCGATAGGAGACATCAGTCGGGACGATTACGTCCCCCGGAAAGACGTTTACAAAGCTCATGAATCCCTCACAACGGCTTGACGATCACCAATCCGGGCGACATCCTCAGTCTTTAACACTTCCATGATGGCTTGATACTGCTGTTGCCACATCGGAATACGTTCGTCGTTCTTCAGGAACGGCATGGCTTGCAGCAAAGACCCATACAACAACGCCTGCGGAGCGTACTGGGTGAACCAATTCGTTTGGTTCGACTCATCTAAAGGCTGGATTCTTTCGTAGTAAAGAACCTCATACGCATAGTCATCCGCAGGAGTCGGCGCAACCAACCAGTGATCATAGTTGTAGTCACAGTAATACTCTGGAACGTCCGTCTGAGTAGGATCCGGCCAGAACTCACGGAGATACTCGTACTTCCTCAAAAGGATCGGATGCCTTTCCCCCGCTACCGTGACGTTCATTGATACCGTCTTTCTCCACCTAGCGGGCTTTTGAATGACAGGATCGTTAGTAACCATGTTGGATGACACCACAACAAGGTTTCCGAGAAACTTGATTTCGGAAGCAATGACTTGTTCAGCCAGTCCGATAAAGGTAGGAATCTTACTGAGCGTAGCTTGGTCTGTACGCTCTAGGTAGCTTTCAATGTCAGCTACCAAGTTGTTATAGGTCATTACATAAGACATCACCACACCTTCTTTTTAATAGACTCGGGTTGCGGGACGTACTGTTGACCTCGCCGCATCCCCTCACGCTTGGCTCGCGTCGTTGCGGCGTATTCAGAAGCGGTTAGCTTCTCTCGTGCCTGCCGGGGGAGATACCGCTCACCCGTAGCTTCTTTCCCTTGCGTAGAGGGCTTCCCAGACCGTGTTCCCCAGTCTTCCCTCGTCCACTTTGATAGCGAATTATCCGCTGTCTTAGGCCCTTTGTAATCCCCTCCAGAAGACTTGTACTTCTGAGTGGCTAACTGGGCCTTCCTAGCTGACCACTGCCCCGGTTTGCCGCCCTTTCCCGAAGCCTTCACCTGAGAAACGATTCGTTTCCACTTTGAAGGATTCGTTTTAGCGGCAGAGGTCATTTGTCAGCCTTGTTGTCCAGTTTGTTGAAGATCTGCTTACAGATGTCCTTCAGTTCATCTATGTCCCGGTGATAGTCCTCTTTGGTGACATAGGTCTTAGGCATCTCCCGAACGTCTGTATCAAGCCTTTCTATGGCCTTGGTGATGTTGTTCAAGACCCAGCCGCCAAAGAAGGCGGCGATCCCCACCACTACGTTGAAGATCGCCTGTGTGTCCATCAGTCCTGTTCCGGTTTCGCCGCTTCTTCAGCAACTTTCTGAATGCCAGCAATCAGGTTCGCTACTTCAACATAGGGACGGGATCCCATGTATTGAAGAATAGCGTTTACCAATTGAATCGGCATATTGATAGATTCTTTTTCCACAAGGTTCTCCTTCAGGTTTAGGGAATTGATATTTTGCCTTTTTACGACTTCAAGTACAACGCTCTCTCATCGTTTCTACGGGTTACTAAGCCCGGTAGTTCTTTGCCACCAGCCAGCGTCCACTTCTTAAACTCGTCCGCCGCCCCCTCATAGTCTTCCCGGTTGTGCTTCATACGAAGGGTCGAGTTCTGAAGGTTGCCTAGCCCAACATTGAAAGCGACATTTTTGACAGAATTTATCTGTAGAATCATTGTTATGTAGACAATCGGGATTAAGACATAAACTCATGGCTAGTTTAAA